AAGAGTTAGCGCCAGAGCCGCAACCCTCTAAAGCCTTACGCCGCAAGGGATCTCACCAGTTCTTACAATGAGATCCCCCTAGAGGGAGTTTAGAGGGGTTTAGTATCAGTTAACAGAAGCTAAGGACAGTTAACTGCGTGCTGGTCACGTTCGCGGAGTTTGCACTGATCAAAGGCTGCACGAAAGCGGCAGTGACTCACGCAAGCAAGAGCCGAATCGCTGAGGCTGTTGTCGAGGAAGATGGCAAGCGCTGGCTCGATCGTGATCTTGCGCTGGAGCTATGGCGGAAGAACACGCTGAAGAACAACAATGCGAAGGTGGATGAGCCTGACCCGGTGGAGCCGCGGCCAGCTAACCCGCGGGAGTTGCGGCAGCGGTTGGCTGCGTTGCCTGATGATGAGATCCCGGAGCTGAATGAAAGCCGCGCGCGACGTGAGCACTACCAAGCGGAACTAGCGAAGTTGGAGGTGGATCTGAAGCGGCGCGAGTTGGTGCCTGCGGTGGATGTGAAGAAGGAGGCCTTCGCGATGGGGCGGAGTGTGCGTGAGGCGCTTGCGAATTTGGCGGATCGACTGTCGCATCAGCTTGCTGGCGAGACGGATCCAGCGGCGATCCATCAGGTGCTGACGGAGGAACACCGTGCTGCGCTGGTGGAGTTGGCTGATGGTTAATCCATGGCGCGCTGGCTTTATGGAGGGGCTACGGCCTGAAGAGCCACTGACGGTTAGCCAGTGGTCGGACCGCTATCGGCGGCTGAGCAGTAAGGCAAGCGCGGAGCCTGGACCGTGGCGGACCAGCCGCACGCCATATCTACGGGAGCCAATGGACTGCTTGAGCAGCAGCAGCCCGGTGCAGCGGGTGGTGATGATGTTCGCGGCGCAAACGGGCAAGACGGAGGCGGGCAGCAACTGGCTGGGGTATGTGATCGACCATGCGCCTGGTCCGATGTTGTGCGTGCAGCCGACGGTGGAGATGGCTAAGCGCTTGAGCAAACAGCGGCTGGAGAGTTTGATCAATGAGACGCCTTGCCTGGCGCAGAAGATTGCACCGGCCAGGAGTCGGGACTCGGGGAACACGATGTTCGCCAAGGAGTATCTCGGCGGGATCCTGCTGTTGACCGGCGCAAACAGTGCGACGGGATTGCGCTCAGCGCCGTGCCGGTATTTGTTCGCCGATGAGATCGATGCCTTCCCGAGCGACGTGGATGGCGAGGGCGATCCGGTGGCGCTGGCAGAGCGGCGGACGACCACGTTTGCGCGGCGGAAGATCCTGCTGACGAGCACGCCGACGGTGAAGGACTTCAGCCGGATCGAGGCGGAATATGAGCGCAGCGACCAGCGGCGGTTCTATGTGCCATGCCCGTGTTGCGGTGAGATGCAATGGCTGCAGTGGTCAAGGTTGAAGTGGGAGGAACGGCGACCGGAGACGGCGAGGTATGAGTGCGAGAAATGCGGCGAGCGATTCGAGGAGGTGCATAAGCCGCGGATGTTGGGCGCTGGTGAGTGGCGCGCAACGGCGCCAAGCGATGGCAAGACGGCTGGCTTCCATCTGTCGGGGTTGTATAGCCCGCTGGGATGGTGCAGCTGGGAGCAGTTGGTTGATGACTTCCTGCGTGCGAAGGGTGACGGTCCAGCGCTGAAGGCGTTCGTGAACACCCGGCTGGCGGAGACATGGGAGGAGGACTATGCGGCGGCGGTGAACGCTGAAGGTCTGATGACCAAGCGGCTGGCGTATGAACCGGGCACATGCCCCGATGGGGTGGTGCTACTCACGGCTGGGGTGGACGTGCAGGACAACCGACTGGCGGTGAGCGTGTGGGGATGGGGCGAGGGCGAGACCGGCTGGCTGGTGTGGCATCAGGAGTTGATGGGCGACCCGACCCAGCTCGAGGTGTGGAAGCAGTTGGATCATGTGCTGGCCACCGGCTGGTCGACAGCTTGCGGGAAGGAGTTGAAGATCGCGCAGATGGCGATCGACTCGGGCGGCCACTGCACGCACGAGACTTACAACTGGGTGCGCGAGCGCGTGCGGCAGGGCGTGGTGGCAATCAAGGGCAGCAGCCGGCGCAACAGTCCGGCGGTTGGCAAGGGGAACAAGGTGGATGTGAACTGGCGCGGGAAGGTGCTGAAAAAGGGCGTGACGCTGTACCAGTTGGGGACCGACACGATCAAGACGACGCTGTTCGGAAGGCTGCGACATAACGAAGCGGGCGGCAGCTTGAACTTCGGCATGGCTGCTGATGAGGAATACTTCCGGCAGTTGACCAGCGAACGGCAGGCGCTGCGGTATCACCGAGGATTCCCGATCAGGGAGTGGGTGAAGAAGTCGGGTGATCGAAATGAAGCGCTGGATTGTGCGGTGTATGGCTATGCGGCGCTGTTGATTTACAGCCGGCGGATGAATCAAGCGACGATGTGGGAGCAGTTGCGGCAGCAGATGGAAGAAGGGAAGAAGGCACCGCTAAGATCAAGGAAGCAGTCGCCGGCACCCGTGGCTGCTAGTGGCTTCGTCAGCAACTGGTAGGCCGTGAACATCCCGAGCGAGATCAGAGCAGGCGACACGATCCAGTGGCGGGACGTTGCTGGTGTGGACAATCTGGGCAATGAGGTCAGCAGTTCGGATTACACGCTGACCTACTACCTGCGGTTCAACGCTGCGAGCGAAGGCGCGACGGTGGTGGGCACTGCGTATGGGACTGGTTGGCAGTTCAGCATTGCCGCGGCCACGAGCGTGAACTTCGATGCCGGCACTTGGTACTGGCAAGCTGTTGCGACCAAGACTGGCAGCACGATCACGCTGGGCAGCGGCCAGTCGACGGTGCTGGCGGCGCTGAGCTATTCGGGCACACCGGCTGCGCTGGATGGACGGTCGCAGGCGCAGAAGGATCTCGATGCGGTGCAGGCTGCGATCCGCGCGATCGTCGCCGGTGGTGTGGTGAAGGAATACACGATCGGCAACAGAAGCCTGAAGAAATACGACCTGACGGATTTGCTGGCTTTAGAAACTAAGTTGAAGGCTGACGTGAATCGTGAGCAGAAGGCTCAGCTGATCGCCAATGGTCTGGGCAATCCGTTCAATCTGTTCGTGAGGTTCTGATGGGTCTGCGCACTCGGCTGTTCAAGGCAATGGGATTCGCGCCGATCCGGCCGCGGCAACGTGCGTATCAGGGCGCGCGTGTTAGCCGGCTGACGGCGGACTGGGTGACCAGCGGCACCAGCGCCGATAGCGAGATCAAGTCGAGCTTCAAGGCATTGCGCAACCGGGCGCGGCAGTTGTGCCGTGACTCGGACTATGCGAAGCAGGCGCTGCGCGCTATCCAGAACAACGTGATCGGCCACGGCATCCGGCATCAGAGCCAGGTGCGGATGCTGCGTGGCGGCAAGTTGGATGAGGCGATGAACGCCCAGATCCACGAGGCGTTCGAGAAGTGGATGAACAAATACCGCTGCGACGTGAGCGGCCTGCTCGGCTTCCACGATATTGAGCGGCTAGCGGTGCGCAGCTTGGCGGAGAGCGGCGAGATCTTCATCAGGATGATCCGCCGGCCGTTCGGCGATAGCCGTGTGCCATTCGCGCTGCAGTTGTTGGAGGCGGACTACCTGATCGATGACGACGTGCCGCAGGCCAAGGATGGCAACACGGTGCGGATGGGCATCGAGGTGGATCAGTACCTGCGGCCGCAGGCGTATCACTTCTATGCGAACCATCCGGGCGATACCTACGCCGGCAACGTGCGCACCACTGGCCGCCGGATTCGCGTGCCTGCTGATGAGGTGATCCATTTGTTCATCCCGGAGCGACCTGGTCAGACCAGAGGCGTGACGTGGTTCGCGTCGGCGCTGATGCGGTTGCACATGCTGCAGGGCTATGAGGAGGCCGAGCTGGTGCGGGCACGGGCTAGCAGCGCGCTGATGGGATTCATTACCAGTCCCGAGGGTGAGCTGACGGCGGATGAGATGTATGAAGGCGAGCGCGTGAGCGAGTTCTCTCCTGGGGTCTTCAAGTACCTCGATCCCGGGCAAAGCGTGACGGTGCCGGACATGAACGCACCGGATGGTCAGCTCGAGCCATTCACCCGGTCGATGCTGCGTGCTGTGGCTGCTGGCCTGGGCGTTTCGTTTGAGAGCATCAGCAAGAACTTCTCAGAGAGCAACTACAGCAGCAGCCGGCTAAGTCTGCTCGAGGAGCGCGATGCGTATCGCGTGCTGCAGCGGTACATGATCGAGAACTTCCACCAACCGGTATTCAACGCATGGCTGGAGATGGCGGTGCTGAGCGGTGCGGTGAACCTGCCTGGGTATGAGACCAACCCTGATCGCTATCGCGCTAGCAAGTGGATCCCTCGGAGCTGGGAGTGGGTGGATCCGCAGAAGGAAGTGGATGCGTACAAGACTGCCGTGCGCTGCGGCTTCAAGACTCTGACGCAGGTCATCGCCGAGCAGGGCGGTGATCTCGACGATGTGATGCTCACCCGTCAGAGCGAGCTGGCCATGCTCGATGAGTTCAACATCATCACGGACACCGATCCGAGCGAGGTGACCGAGGGCGGTGCGGTGCAGGCTGCAAGGCCAATGGGCACCGAGGCACCGTTCGAGGAGACCGAAGCGGTGATCGAGGAGGAGGAGGATTATCCCGAGGAGGAAGGGACTGAAGATCTGACGGAAGACCTACAGGAATAGGAATCCCGATGGCCGATAGAATCAAGGCAATACAAGAAAGAAGCGCCGTGGACTCAGAGCGCCCCTATCCGAATGAACATGCTGCTCGGCTGACCGATCCCGAGCAATATGATTCGTTGCGTCGAGAGAACGATGCGGGCGGCTCAGGCATTGATTTCATCTACGGGATCAAGGAAGGCGTGAGCGAAATCCAAGCCATCCGGTTCCGTAGCTCGCAGTTCACGCCGGCTGAGGCGCGTGAGTGGTTGGCCGAGAATGACTTCGATCCGATCATGTTCGAGGAAGCTACGGGCGATGGTGAAGCCGATCGTGCTGCACCGGGCGAGTTGAGCGAGGGCGACTTTGTGCAGTGGGATTCGAGCGGTGGCACTGCCCGTGGCCGGATCGAGCATGTGATGCGTGAGGGCACGCTGGGCGTACCCGACACCGAGTTCAGCATCGATGCAAGCGCTGAGGATCCTGCTGCATTGATTCGGATCTATAGCGAAGGCGATGAAGGCTGGGAGGCGACTGAGACGCTGGTCGGCCATAAGTTCTCGACGCTTACCAAGATCGCGGCACTGCGGAGCCTGACGGGCAAATATCAGCGTGCAGAGCTGACCAGCTTTGATGAGGTGGAGGAGCGGACCTTCGAGTTCCCCTTCAGCTCGGAGTATCCGGTGGCTCGGTATTTCGGCAATGAAATCCTGAGCCACGAAAGCAAGGCGGCTGATCTCAGTCGCCTGAACGATGGCGCTCCGCTGTTGTTCAACCACAACCCTGATCGCGTGATCGGTGTTGTGGAGCGCGCGTATATCGACGGCAATAAGCGCCGAGGATATGCGCGTGTGCGGTTTAGCCGCAACCCATTCGCTCAAGAGATCTTGAGTGATGTGAAGGATGGCGTTCTTCGGAATGTCTCCTTCGGCTACTCCATCGACAAAATGGAGGAGCGTGGCAGTGGCGACTTTGTTGCTACTGCTTGGTCTCCTTACGAGATCAGCGTTGTCTCGGTGCCAGCTGACCCTGGCGTCGGGATAGGCCGATCGCTTGAGGATGACAATGCTGCTTCGGCAGCACCAACACCCGATCCCATTCCTTCAATGGAAAACACCACCCCCGATCTGGCCGTGGTGCGTGCCGAAGCCGCTGAGGCTGAGCGCGCCCGCATCTCGGACATCACCTCCCTGTGCACCAAGCACGGCATGGAGGACCTTGGCCGGCAGATGGTCGAGTCTGGTCGTTCAATCGACGAGGCTCGTGCTGCTGTCCTCGACAAGCTCAACATTCCCCAGGAGACCGTGACCATGCAGGCCGCCGACATTGGCCTCAGCGAGAAGGAGAGCCGCAGTTTCTCCTTCCTGCGTGCCATCAACTATCTTTCCAACCCGACCGACCGCTCTGCCCGTGAGGCTGCTGCGTTCGAGATCGAGGCCTCTGAAGCTGCTGCTGCCAAGCTCGGCCGTCAGTCCCGTGGCATCACCATCCCCCAGGATGTGCTGCGCCGTGACCTGAACGTCGGCACCGCTTCCGCCGGCGGCAACCTGGTTGCTACCGATCTGGATGCCGGTTCGTTCATCGACCTGCTCCGTAACGCTTCCGCCCTGGATCAAGCTGGCGCCACCGTGCTGACCGGCCTGACCGGCAACGTGGCTATCCCCCGCCAGTCCGGCGCTGCTACCGCTTACTGGGTGGCCGAGTCCGGTTCTCCCACCGAGTCCCAGCAGACCGTCGATCAGGTGAGCCTGGTGCCCCGCACCGTGGCTGCCTATACCGACTTCAGCCGTCGCCTGATGATCCAGTCCTCCATCGACGTGGAGAACATGGTGCGCAGCGACCTGGCCAGCGTGATCGCTCTCAAGATCGACGCCGCCGGCCTGTATGGCACTGGCTCCAACAGCGAGCCCCTGGGTCTGAAGAACACCACCGGCATCGGCACCGAGGACTTCGCTGCTGCTGCTCCTACCTTCGCTGAGGTGGTGGCACTGGAGAGCGACGTGGCTACTGCCAACGCTCTGCTCGGTACGCCTGTGTACCTGATGAACGCTGCTATGCGCGGCAACCTCAAGACCACGAAGAAGGACGCCGGCTCCGGCATCTTCATCATGGAAAACGGCGAGGTGAACGGCTATCGCGGTGTGCTGTCCAACCAAGTGGCTTCTGGCGATCTGTGGTTCGGCAACTTCGCCGACCTGATCATCGGCTACTTCTCTGGCCTCGACCTGATGGTGGACCCCTACACCCACAGCACCAGCGGCACCGTCCGCGTTGTGGCGATGCAGGACTGCGACATCGCAATCCGCCATCCTGAGTCCTTCAGCCGCGGCAACGACACCCTCTGATCATGTTGATCAAGGTCCTACGGCAAACAATGCTGGCAGGCCAGGTGATCCGTCTCGGGGAAGTCCATGAGGCTTCCCCCTCGGACGCCAAGCTGTTGATCGGCATTGGCAAAGCTGTTGCGGTCGCCGACAAGGTGGCCGATTTGGTTGAGGAAATTGCTCAACCAGCACCTAAACCATCTACCCCTCGACGGAGGGCTAAATCATGACCATCCACAATCTTGGCTCGAAGACCACGGTCTTGGGTCTGCTCCGCAACGACGTTGTGGCTGCTACCACGACCAGCTCTGCCGTTGATCTGCAGGGCTACGAGGGCGACATTGCTGTGCTGCTGGACGCCGAAGCCGGCGGTGCTGGCATCACCTATGCCGTCAAGCTGACCCATTCCGACACCTCCGGCGGTTCCTATACCGACGTGACTGGTGGCGGCTTCACCACCACCACCGCAAACACTGCTTCGCTGCAGAAACTGTTTGTGAACGTCACCGACATCAAGCGCTTTGTGAAGGTCTCCGTGACCGTTGCAGGCGGCTCTGGTACTGGCGCCGTTGCTGTGATCGGCCTTGCTTCTGCGAAGTACGTCTGATTATGGCGATCACGGAGGATCTGGACATCTTCCTGGCGGACTTTGGCGTCAGCTGCACGGCTGGCGCCACTACCGCTAACGGGATCCTGGATATGCCCAGCCAGGTGATCAGCGATGGGATGGTGCTCACCACCGACTACACGTTGACCGCCAGAACCTCCGCATTTGGCAGTCTCATCCGCGGTGATTCAATCACTGTTGATGGGGCTGCCTATACCGTCCGCGAGACGATGTTGATTGACGACGGCAAGTTCATTCAGCTCGGGATACAGAAGACATGAGCGGTCCCTTCAAGGTCAACACACGAAGCCAGTGGGCAGCGCAGAATCCTGTGCTGATGGCAGGAGAGCCTGGCCTTGAAAGTCAGACCGGCAACCTAAAGATTGGTGACGGCAGGACAGCGTGGAACACGCTGCCGTATTTCAGCAGTCCTGCGAACTGGGCATCGTTCTGGGATACAACGTCGCAGACGGCGACAGCGAACACGCCAACGACGATCCTGCTGCGCAAGAACGATCTAGACAACCGTGGCATCAATGTGATCTCCAATAGCCGGATCACGGTTGACCATCCGGGGATCTACAGCTTCACGTTCTCGATCCAGTTCAGCAATTCCGACGCGCAGATCCACGACATCAACGTGTGGCTCCGCAAGAACGACAGCGGCGCAAGTGGCGACGTGATTGACAGCGATAGCAAGTTCAGCATCATTGCCAGCCATGGCGGTATCGACGGCAATGTGATCGGCACCGTGAACTTCATCCTCAAGTTGGCGGCGGCGGACTACATCGAGCTGATCTGGGCGACCAGCAACGCCAACGCATACATCCACGCCGAGGCCGCGGCGATCAGTCCGTTCGCGCATCCGGGGATTCCGGGCATCATTTGCACAGTGGTGCAGGTGGCATCGGCATGACAACGAAGCGCGAGTCGATCCTGGCTGGTATCCGCACGGCGCTGACAGGCACCACTGGCGTGAGCACGCGCATCTACCGCAGCAGAGTGGAACCGTTGGCTAGGGGCGAGCTGCCGGCGATTGTGGTCGAGCCGATCAACGATGTGTGCGTGCAGTTGACGAGCACACCAACACTGGACTGGACGCTCACCGTGCGCATTGCCGTGATCGTGCGAGGCAACATTCCAGACCAGGTGGCCGATCCGATTGTGGAGAGTTTGCACGCAAAGGTAATGGCAGATCTAACGGTCGGAGGTCATGCCTACGACGTGCAACCGACTGGAGTTAGCTTCGATATGCAGGAGGCAGACCAGCCATCTGGTGTGATCTCCTGCGACTACGTGGTGAAGTATCGGACTCGAGTCGCTAATTTGGCGCAGAGTCCGTAGTAGCTACGATGATGGACG